TAGGAGACCAATATATGATTTAATCATTAGTTTTGTGTATATAAGTTAAAAGGCAAGGTATCACTATCTTGCCTTTTTTATTTTACCAATTCGTAATTTGAGGTAATTGTTATCATTAATGCATTAATCCATGAACAAACCAAACCGCAATAATTATTGCGATTAGTTTATAAAGATTATTCCAAGTCCAATAAGGATCTAGTTCATCTAGTACCCAATACACTTTTTCCATTATCCAGTTTTTCATATCTTACTCCTTCTTAAATTTACCTGCGATCTTCTCGCCAGATCGTCCAACAATATACCCACCTACGCCTACTAAGACAATATTTAATAAACTGTTCTGAACACTCTCAGGAATGTTTGGTGCAGTAAATCCAAACCAATGAGCAACAACTAATCCTGCAAATGTAAGCATTAACAATGGTCGCCAGTTTCTTTGTAGCCAACTACCATTGGCTTCTGCCGTAATGACTTTTGCTTGTGCTTCTAATTCTTTAAGTTGTCCTGAAATTAATTGTTCTTGAATTTTTTGTTTGATCTTTTCTGCTTCTGCTTTGTTGTCTATTGTTTTATCTATTGTACTAAATAAAGTTTTAATCATGGGTGCAGCCGCACTTAATAAATTAATCATTTTAAACCTCTCATTCTTTTGGCTAGTCTTTTTGATCTGTTCGGAAGTTGCCTAGCCCACAAACTATCTAACATTTCCATTGATGCTCTTTTATACTGCTTGTCTAGTAATGCTTGTCTAAACTTCTGGAACTTCATTAGTTTAGGTAGTCCAAGATTAAATGACATATCTATTACTATTTCAAATGCTTCTTCATGGATTTCATTTGTATCAATAAACTTTCTAGCATCATCAATAGCTTGATTTAGATCAGTGGTAAATATCTGGTCTACTTCTAAGGATGTTAATTCTTTATCTATTAAATATTCCTCATCAGGTATCTTGATTAAATGTCCTACACCTATAGTCCAGTTGTTGAGTGTATCTTTGTATGCAGTGTGCCTGATACCTTCTGATAAAATGATATCCCTTTTAATTCTATCTATATTCATTTCTTTCTCACCTTCTTAACCTTTGGTAATAGTTCCGTCATTACCTTACTGAGATCTTGCTGCAATACATTTAGATATCCAATATGTAAATCTATACTATTGCGGCTCGTGACCTCTGCTAATTCTTCATTCGTCATAGTTAATCGTATTTGATTACCTACTTTGATGATCCTCATATATAGATATTTTTATCCCATGATCCATTCTTCTTCAAGACCATAGGTGTAATGGCAGGAATACCATCTGTAATTAAAGCACAACTTAATATGGGTTTTGCTACATTTACCTTCATATATGCCATACTCAAACTGTCTTTATTAACTAAGCACCCTGTAGAAATACCCCAATTTAAAGAGTAATCATTAGCTACGAACTTAACCTCTGATACTGTATGGAAGTGTCCTTGAACGCAGCACATACTTGTTTCTTTAACTGCTTTAGCAATATCTTTAGAAAACTGATGTGCGAAACAAATCGTATTCTTATCTGTTTTAATAATGTGTTTATCTTTCCATACCCATTTCTTATTAACATCTAAAATATCATTATAGGGTTTTATAAACTGTCTTGACATCTTACTAGCTATTGCTCTGCGTAATACTAAGCTACCATGATTGCTTTCTAGTAAAGTCATTTTAGGAAATATTTTTTCTAATCTTTTAATCCAAGATTTAGTGACTTCTAATTCATCAAAGGCACTAGGTAGATCAGGATCAACACCATGAAAATTTTGTGAGTGATAATCAGCTTCATCACCAATATGCACTACAGTATCAGGCTTATAATATTTATTTAGTTTAGAAAGAAAGTCTATGCAATCAGGGTGGGAATAAGGAAAGTGTGTGTCACCAATGACTAAGATTTTTTTATGACTGCTCATATTCTGTTACGTCTACACAAGTAAAGAAATATTTGCGTACATTTTGCTCATCTAAAATTAACTTTAATTGAGTTCCTTGCAATTTGCAATCATCTACGGATTTGTGTTTTTCATTAATAGGAACACAAACCTCAGCATAACAAAAAAATCCAACAAGAAATATTGCTTTGATCACTTGATGACACCTAGTAATTTAGTGAAACCAACAAGGATTGCCATTATTGTTCCAATAACTACTAAGACTTTCAAACCACCTTTTGCGTATTTAATTGAAGTATCTAAATCTTCTATTTTCTTATTAGCGTTTTTTAGACCTTCTGTTAGATGATCTATTTTTTCTTCCATGACTGTTAGCTTGGTGATTAATACTTCTACCTTTTCACCGATCTCTAACTTTGTCATGTTAGCCATTATGCACCTAACTCACCAATTTTAATTTGTGCTTGTTTATCAAATGTTTCTGCAATCTCAATATCTTTTGCATATTTTTCTTTATACTCAGCTTTTGCTCTTTGTTTTCTTGCAACATCATCCATAGTCATTCCTGAAATTTCTCTGTGTAAAGCTTGATTTTTTTCTGCCCAATTATCTAGTCTTTCAAGATAGAGTTGCTCTCTGATCTTAGCTTCTTTAATTTCTTCTTTTGCTTCCCTTAATTCTTTTTTTGCTTTCTTTAGTTGATCTTGTGTTTCTTCTAATGTTGCCATTATTATTCTCCTTTTTTTCGTATTGATTTAATAAACTCATACTCTTTACCATTGATAATCTTAACATCAATCTCAGCTTCTACTTGACCACAAATAATCTGAGCATCTTTCATATTTCGTTCCATCATTCTTTTATTCTTCAAGCACTCACTAATAGAATCTTGTATAGTATGTTCTATTAATGAGCCACCTGTAAACAAACATAAAGCTAATACTGTTTTAATGACCATTGGCTCTAATCTTATCCTTTAATGATTCAATGTCACTTAATGCTTTTTCCATGTCTGTTTGTAATCTTGCAATATTAACTTTGTTATGTGCCATGTTTTCTAAATCTTCTACAACACCTTCTACTTGTCCAGATATAAACTCTAATAGCATAAACTGTTCTTGATCTACAGGTGTTTGATCTGCGGCTTTGACTAGATCAGCTTCAAATAATGTCTGTCTAGTTTCAATGTTGTTTAGTCTTTCTAATATACCAAAGTAAGAGTAAACACCCATTCCTACAGAACCAACAATGGCAATAAGGTTTCTGATTGGCATACCAATCGTTGTCTTATCGCTGATTTCCATTATGGCTTAGTTGGAAATTCTACTGCCTCAACTTCCTCAACAGTAGTAAGATTTTCTGTTATATCTCTAAGTTCTTGTCTATATGTTTTCCAAGCAGTTGGGATTGTTGTACCTGTTTCTTTTGCTTTTATAATTATGTAATCAGTTTCAGTAAGTAGTGTATTTCTTTTGGCTCTTAAGTCAGTTATAGCTTGGTCGTATTCTACTATTGGTAATTGTGCTTGTATTTGTGACCAAGTAATTGGTTTAGTTTCAGAAAAAATTGCATTGTTATTTTCATCAGCACCACTAATAAATTTAACATTATTATTCCAATCTTCTTCGTTATTTATATCACCTTCAATAATAAATTCATAACTACCTAAAGATAAAATTGCTTTTGAAATCTTCATTATGCTAGTATCTCCATTAGTGTCATAGTTGATATAGTTCTGTGGTTAGCGACATTATCAATATTTTCACCTTCACTGTTTAATTTAAAAGTTTGACTAGAATTTAATGTTATTTGTAATTTGTAAGTTGTTGCTGAAGTAGTTGAAGGACTGTCTAAAAATTGAACTGAACTATTAGTAGCTTTTTGTAAAACATTATTAGAAGTAAAAACAGTTCCTCTTGTTCTATTACCAGAGGCATCACCCAATCCAATAGCTGTGCTTCCTCTTACTATTCTTGAAGCACTATATATATTACTTGTGCCACCATAATTAATTGAACAGTTTATAAGAATTTTACTACTTGTTGCTGAAGGTGTAATAGTTGCATTAAAACTAGTAAGGTCAACATATGTACCACTAGATGATGTTATTTCTTTTATGTCTGGTATAACAGTTTGTATTACTTGACCAATCTTGCCACCACCACCTACGCCTTCTACTGTACCTGTAAAGGTATAGTCATCAGCTAAATTCATAGATTCAGATTTTATTTTAATAAGTGCCATATTTACCTCTTAGGATATTTATCCTTGATTGATTGTATTCTAGTCTGTTCTGCTTCCAAACCATTTTCTATAATATTTTCCATTTGTTGATCAGCACTTCCGTATTCTGCTTTGCGTTTTTCAATTTGATCTAAATTATATTCATAGTCATCAGCGTCACTATCTAATGCGTTCAATTGTGCTTTTGTAGGTTGAGCAGTATCTAAATTCCATTCAGCAATATAAACAACACCGTCACCGTCATCTTGTAATATTACATCATTTCTAAAATCTACTACTCCGCCAATATATTTTTTTATTTTATTAGAAAGTTGAGCCATTATGCACCTCCTATTTTGAATGCACCAAAGTATGTAAAACCTGCACTATCACCTGTAATTGTTGTACCACTTCCAAAATCTGTGAATGTCACAATTTGAAAATAATCATCTGCGTCTGCGTCAACAATAATTGATGAATGTAAACTTGGCTCTCTATCACTACCACTATTTAATGCTATATGTTTATATCTTCCCATAACATTACTTCCATTTTTTTTAAAATCAAATTCAGTTGTTGATTGATCGTGAACTGCTTGAATATTTAATTGAGCAAATAATAAATATTTACCTGCTTCAGTTGGTGTAAATTTACTTGTAGATGTATCGTATTTTCCGTCTGAATCAAATACTTCTGAATTGAATGTCACGATTGTAGAAGTATTAGCACTCACAGATTGATTTGGTGTTTTAATTGCCATAAAAGCAGGTGTATTACCTCCACCACTAGGAGTTGCAAAAGTATTATCACCTCTTAAAAAAGTTGTACTATCTTTAGTTCCTGTTGCTGATAATTTTGCTAAAGAAACTGCTCCGTCAATAATTTTAGGACTTGAAACTGC